GTGACCTGGACCATCCAGGATCCCTACCTCGCGCTGACCGTGAACTACCGTTCAACCTACGCGGGTCAATAACCGTTTTAGCAGCAGCAAGCGGTACTGGGCGGTCTTCGGGCCGCCCTTTTTTTTGCCCGGAATCAAGAGGATCCCATGAAGATTCATTACAAACACCCCGTCGGTGGCGGCACCCATGAAGGGCCGAGCGGCACCGTTTATGACTTTCAGGAAGACGACAGCGGACGCCGCGTCGCGGACGTTGAAAACAAGCAGGACATTGAACGCTTTCTTTCGATCAAAGATGCGGCAGGCCAGCCGTTGTTCGTCAGCTTGCGCAAGCGAAAAGCCAAAGCCGATCCCGATCTGAACGAAACCGGCGCTGATTCCGAAAATGAATCAGACGATGAAGATCAGGGTGATGAGGTCGGAACGCAAAGCGTGGGCCTTTCTGACTCAGCCGATACCGGCGATGTCGTTAAGCTTGAGGCTGGATTGAACGAGCCGGAAGCTGGGGAAGAAACCATGAGTGTCCTGGGTCTCAATGAACCCGGCACTTCGTTGGACAGCGCTGAGCTGAACTGACATGGCTGCCCTTGAGGATTTTGTCCCTGACGTTTCGCTGGACTGCATGGGTGTTGCGCTGCCCATCATGGAGCATGCCATTCGACTGGCTGTCATTGACTTCTGCAACATCAGCCGCGCATGGAAAGACACCGGATCCATCAGCATCCGCGCCAACCGTGCTGAATACGAAGTGCCGACGCCCGATCAGGCCGTCTTGATCACCGTCGAAGAAGCGTATTACAGCGGCACACGCATCGACCCTTGCGCACCTGATGCGCTGCGGAACCGCTACGTCAACTGGACCACCCGCAAGGGCATCCCCGAAGTTTTCTCCCAGTTCAATCCGGTCAGCCTGACGCTGATCCCATGCCCTCTGGTGGACCTCCCGAAAGGGCTAGAATTTCGCGCCTGCTACACGCTGGACCGCGCCGCAACCACGGTCCCGGACTGGCTGTTCCAGCAATACGGCGGCGATATCGCCAAAGGCGCTGTGGCCACCCTCGCTGGAAAACAGAATCTGCCTTGCTACAGCGAAACGCTCGCTGCCGAGCGCAAGGCTGAATTTATGGCTGCCGCCAACCAGGCCAAGCACCGAGCCGACAAGGGCTTTACTCGTGCTCCGCGCCGGGTCGCCGGTCATTACCTCTAAGGAGCAAGCCGCATGTCGCACACCACTGCTTCTGCGCTGACGCGGGCCAGCACCCTCCTTAAGGACGATGGCGCAACCCGCTGGACGTCACCGGAGTTACTGGGCTGGCTGAATGATGCCCGAAGGGAAATCGCCACCCTGCGCCCGGACCTTTACGCCATTAAGGCGCCCCTCGATCTGGTTGCCGGGGCGGCTCAGAGCATCCCCGGCGATGGCATGCGCCTGACCGATGTCACCCGAAACGTCGGCGGTTCTGCCTGCACGGTCACGGAGAAAGAGTTGCTGGATCAATTCAAGCCCAAGTGGCAGCTCATGCCGGGATCCAAAGTCATTCGTCATTTCATGATGGATGAACGCTATCCCACCACTTTCTGGGTCTATCCCCCGGCATTGGCGGGAGCCAGGCTTGAAATCGTTTATCAGGCCACGCCTCAGGATCTTGCGGACAACGCCGCCTTGAGCGTGACCGAATCCATGTACATCGGGGCGCTGGTCGATTACATCTGCTATCGCTGTTACAGCAAGGACACTGAATTTGCAGGCAGTGCCGAGCGCGCCGCCAGCCATTACAGCCGATTTGAAAACGCCCTGACGGATGGGGGTCGAATCGCTCTCGTGACGTCGCCCAATGCCGCCAATCAAGGCGGGACGCCATCACGCATTGCTACAGGAGGCTAAATGGCTGAGCGCATACCGCTGACGCGAAACGATACCGCACCCCAGCTTGAAATCACCATCGTTGATGAGGCCACCGGCGAAGCCGTGGATCTGACCGGAGGCGTGGCCACGCTGAGATTCAGAGAAGTGGGATCGACGACCACCCTGATCACGCGTCAGCTTTTCATTGATCCGACCAAGGCGCCCCAAGGGATTGCCTACATGGTTTGGCAAACCGGCGATCTCAATCTGACCGCAGGCAACTACGAGGCTGAAGTTCGAGTGAACTTTGTCGGCCAGATTCGACAGACCGTTCGCAATTACCTCAACTTTTCGTTGCGCGACGACTTTACCTGATGGATGCCCGTTGGTCCGCTCGGCTGCTTCGCCTGATCGAAGCGGCAAGGATTCTTCGTGCGGACATTTCAGCCCGAAAACTGACGGCGCAGACTTCGGCGCGAATCCTCGCCATGAGCGCCGTGTTGGGGCGATTTATTGTCCTTCTGGAGCAGGAGGATCACGCCACCGCGTCAGACCATCAGGTTCTGGCGATGGCCAAGGCACTCAGGGATGCCGCTACCGCGCTCGATGCGCTGGCCGCTTCCCTTCAGAAACCGTTCAGTGATGCGGCTACAGCACGGGATCAAGCCCTGGTCTCTCTGAATAAAGGGCTGAACGATGCCTTGATGGCCAGCGACAAGGCAACCCTGGCCATCGGTAAAGGGGCAGTCGATGCCGCCCACGCCACAGATGCGGTTCAGGCGTCCCTTGGCAAGGGTCTCAGCGATCAATCGATAGTCAGCGATGAATTCGTGCGCCACGTCGATTTCAATCGGAGCCTCAACGATGCGGCCACCGTTCGCGATCCCGCCGCGTTGAGCCTGAGCAAGCCTTTTGCTGATGCCGCTTACGCAACCGAAGTCGTGGTGCTGTTCAAGCAGATCACCCGCGATCTGGTGGATGTCGCGATTGCCAGCGATGCCATCGCCTTTTTCTGGGATCGGGTCAGAACATTTATTGATAACGCCACCGCAACCGATGCCGCAACCAAGGCGGTCGGCATGGCGCGAACCGATACGGGCATCGCCTCCGATGTGGCGGCGCTTAGCCCCCAGAAATCGCTCAAGGATACGGCCTCGGCTACCGACACGGGGTCCGTCAGAAGTCAAAGCTACTGCGACTTCACTTACTTTGCGGAAGATTTTGTCGGTACTTCCGTAGTTTTCTAGAAAGGAGACCCAGATGAAGACTTTTGATGGGGCGCAAGCCAGCGGCGAAGTCGATATTGTTCTTTGGGACAAGGACTTCAACGTCAAAGAAGAGCGTCACGTAAAGAACCTTTTGGTGGCTACCGGACTGGCCTTCATGATCAGCCGCATGAAGGACACCAGCAAGGCCGTGATGTCGCACATGGGGGTCGGGGCTGGAGCGACCGCGCCTGCTGCCGACCAGACCGGCCTGATCAGTGCGCTTGGAGCCCGAGTCAGCTTGACGGCAACCACCATTGCCGGGACCAACAATGAAAAGATCGTCTATACCGCGACCTTTGGTGCCGGTATCTCGACCGGAGCGATCACGGAAGCCGGAATTTTCAATGCGTTAACGGGCGGCGACATGCTGAATCGCGTGGTGTTCGCCGTGGTCAATAAAGGCGCTGACGACACGCTCGGCGTGACCTGGACCGTGACCCAGAACGCCTCTGCCTGAGTCTAGAGGGGAGCCCCCATGACAACCATCACGCTTCGAGCCGTCAAGGGCTCCCCTTTAACCAATGCGGAAGTCGATACCAATTTCGACAACCTCAACCTAACCAAGGTTGAAAAGAATTCAGAAACGGGGTCCGCCCAGCTTCCCGTCGGCACCACCGCACAACGGGCAGGCAATACGGGATCCGTCCGCTACAACAGTTCAACCGATGATTTTGAGGGCAAGAAGTCAGGTGGATGGGGCAGCATCGGTGGGGGATACGCCTCCAAAGTGATATCTGTCGATACCACCCTTGCGGGATTCACCGAATACACCACGGGTAGCGCAACTGAAATTGCGGCGACCGCCACGCTCCGCATCCCGGCGACGTCCCTTGTGCGATTCGCCATCTATACCACCGGCGCAAGCCTCTAGGAGAGATATCCATGCCAGCACGTCTTGATTCCGCCAGCGGCGGGGCCGTCGTCCTTGTTCCCGAAGATGGCGCAACTGTCGTCAACGTCACCGTTCCCCGCGCCGGGATTCAAGGATATAGCGCCGACACACCCACCGTCGCCGCCAGCGATGCTGAAATCATTGCTGGAGCGCTGACCGCTCTCAGGGGCATGACCCCCGCGCAAATCAAGCTTGCGGTCCAGACGTTTGCCCCGCAAACCCCCATTTACGGTTTGTTCCGAAAAGCCGTCCAGGGTGTTGTCGCCTGGAGCAAAACCGGGGCCTTTGCGGTCTCGACCGCCATGACCCTCTACGTGGAAGTCAATGGCGTCACCAAAACCATTGCCTCGGGTACAGCGGTCTCCATGCCGACTGCAACGGCGGGAACGGATTACGCCATCTGGGCCAATCCAGATGGAACACTTCAAGCCACCACCAACTTCTCTAGCGCCCCGGTTACCAATGGGCGGCTGGTGGGCGGTTTCCACTACGCACCCGGCGGGAATGCCACCGGCACTTCAGGGGGTGACACCACGCCTGCCATCAACCCCTACAGCTTCTGGGACTTGAAGTTCCGTCCGCGCTGCGGCGATCCGCGCGGGATGGCCCTGATTGGAGGCGGCTTCTGGTGCGACATTTACCTGACCAACACCGACCCCGGCACCAATGGCACCAGTAGCTACAACAAGACCATTGCCGATGGCTCTTCGCCTCCCAAGATCCCGACGTTCTACGGCGGCAATGGCGCGACAGCGTATGGCTCGCTCACTTTCTTTGAGGCGCAGGAAGTGGCGCATGCCTATGGCAAGCGGCCCCTGTTCCAATCGGAATTCATGGCCGCCACCTACGGCACTACGGAAGGCTCTTCCATCGGGACGGATCAAGGCTCGACCATCCTGAATGCGGCCTACACCTCCAAGCACGGCATCATCCAGGCGACCGGCGTCATGTGGGTCTGGGGTCAGGAACGCGGCGGCGCCTACAACACGTCGGGGGCCTGGCAGTCCGATACCGGGGGTCGCGGTCAATCGTATAACCCACCCAACGCGGCGCTCTTTGGCGGCAACTGGAGCAACGGGGCGGTCTGCGGCTCGCGTTCGTCGAACTGGAGCGGCGCTGCCTCGTTCTCGGACAACGGCATCGGGTTGCGGTGCGCCTGTGACCACC